TGGGCAGAAGCCCGAAAGATTATTCCTAATAGCAACCCAGAGTCTCAGCTACTCAAAGCTGTCTCTGAAATAGGAGAACTAGCAGATGCCACGATTAAAAAAGACAAAGAGGCTATTGTGGATTCTGTTGGTGATGTCATGGTCTGCCTTATCAATTACTGCGCTCTTCAAGACATCAATCTGGTAGACTGTATGGAAGTTGCGTACGATCAAATTAAGAATCGGAAGGGCATACTATTGCCCAACGGAGTGTTCCAAAAGACACTTGACTGACACAAATTTAGCCTAGTATTTCATTGCAACAATTCGTTGCGTCAGGAGAAAATCATGAAATTTGAAATGGAATTTGGTTGGACAGGCAGTGAGAAAGTTACAGTTGAAACCCACGACTTCAATAAGATTCAAGTCATTCAAGAATTTATCCAGTTCCAAGAGGAAAATGGATGGGAAGTTGAATATGAAGCAATTGACGATCTTGATGAAGACCTTGAAGAAGAAACTGAAGAAGAAGAAATCCCGCCCTTTGCTTTAAACACTCATGAGCCGCTGTAGCCTATAAGCTACTTTGCTAAAAGATAAAGCCCCACATTGCTAAAGGCGTACCCTGCGTACACGATGGCCATGTGTGGGTTATCTTTCCAAAGCTGTTCACCAGCGATATAGGCGTAAATAGCCCCTGTGAGTATGATTAGCCAAGCACTCAAAATGCACCTACATCAATCACTTCGCCTCTAAACTGAACCATGTCCTCATCGAATTTATGGACGAGTTCAGGCCATAAAAGCTGACCATTGAAGAAGTTTAACACCGCAAACCCCGATCTATGGTTGTTAGGATTTATCTCAGCATAGTTAAACTGTGGCCCGTCAGTCTCAGCTAAAGTTCCTGTATCTACCCCGTATCTACATCCGTTGTAATCAGAGAATGGCGTAACTTTTAAGCTGTGCAAATGACCCGTTATTATGCTGACACCAGCGTTGACAGTGTTGTTGTGGGTGGCATGAATTCCCCCCTTGTATCGGTGTTTGATGATGCACTGCTCAGTAGCCCAGACCGCCCAACAGAACTCCCAATCAAGAAAGTGGTCTGTCAGTTTAAAGCCAATAACATCTTTAAACTGTGGTGCGTGTTGCGCTAATCTATTACCAAATCTAACGTCATGATTTCCCCAAGTCCACAGTAGCTTTACATTGTGTCTCGCTGCTTTAGCTATTTCCTCAATTTCACCCAACGCACCTTGCGTAGCTTTTAGTTCTTGGATAACAGAAGTCTGTGGTTCGTCAGTCACATCGTGGCGGCTTATGGACGCTCCATCATAAGCATCCCCATTACATATCACCGCCTTGGGTTGAAACTTCTCTATAGCCCATAGAAGCCCTTTAAACGCTGTTGTTCGTTGACCAGGTATGAAGTGAGCATCTGAGAACACAATAACAGTCCCATCTAAGATGCCAAGGTCTACTTGTTTTAGCGGAGAAAAGGATTTTGGTCTTTTAGCATCATATTTAGCACTACGAGAGTCATTAGCTCCCAATTTGACATCATGGAATTTTTCCATGTTGCGTCTGCGGTAGTTAACTGCTCTTTCAGTAATACCTAGAATCTTTGCTATTTTTGTAACAGATCGGTGCTTTTCCCACAGTTCTATAAACTGTTCATCTGTGCAAGAATTCATGCCATTACAAGATACCATGATAATCCTTAGACAGTAACTTTTCTAATAAGTTGATAACCCTATGCTCTTGCATTTCAATCTCATCTTGAGATGATTTAGGGTCTTGTGCCACAGTCATTAAGTCATGTAGGAAAACATGAAGTAACTCATGTAAAGCAGTCTGATCCAAAGACTCTGGGGTAACTTTCTCAGCACCAAAGTCTCCCAAACGATAAACAGCAAGTCTTGCAGCGGGAGTAAACTCAACAGAAGCCATTGCAGATTTTGCTGGCTTGCTACCTTTTTCTATTCTCCAATCACCAAGACTCAGCACTTGTTGCCACTTTTTGACACTTTGTGCAAACAGTTGTGATTGTTCTGGCGTAGGAATGTTCGACATTTCAACACCTTATACAAGTATTGTTACAGTTTAATTTAACAAGGCGCACTCAGCAACTCTGCGCTTTGTCAGACCTGCTAGAACTTTACCACCGCCTTTATTCCAAAGCATCAGTTGCTCTTTAGCCCCTTCCCAATCTTGGGCATTGATTTTCCGCTTCAAAGTAGATGTCTGGAGTCTGCCTGTACCGAGGTTGTAACAAAAGTCTACGATGGCATTGCACTTCTTTTCATCTGTCAGAAGAATGGGACAGTTTCTGACAACGCCTGGTAAGTAAGTATGCTCTAGCTCAACCATTAAAAGAATATGAGCCTCTTCCTGACTCATTGGAGGATCGTTTAATGTGACTTTAGTACCATTGGCATAGTAGGTAGACCCGTAGCCAATCGTAGCCACGTTAGCAGGGCAAAGGTAGGGCTTAGAACGAAAGCCCTCAAACCTTTTACATAGTTCTGCTGCCAGTTCTAAGTTCATAACCCACGCTTAGACAGAGTTCTATCTAGGAACCAATAATTGATTGTTCCTGACAGCAAAGCAGAAAAGTCGGGTGTCATCATTGTTTTGAAGACTTCAACAGCGGGTGCGCCACCAAGCCATGCGTTATAGGCAAACCAAACATGGATAAATGACCACACAAACAGAACCCAATAGGTGACCACAGGACGCACAGAAGCAGAAAGTGAGGCTACCCATCCACCCGCTGCCTTAACCATCGTTGCTTGCTGTTCTATGGCTGATTGAAAGGCATTCATGACACCTACGTCAACAGCGGCTTCTCTTTGTGCGCCTATTTCTGCGAGTTTCATTTGTCCACGCATTTGCTCTAAGTCGCATTGCCGAGCAAACATATTTAGCTCATGCGCCCGTTCATTCTTTTTATCAAGCCATTTCAAGACCTCTGGAGCCATCCTAAAGATGCCACCAAAGATTGAACCTAGTAAACCACCAGAGAGAATATCAAGCATCACAGTCCTTACATTTGTTTTTAGTTGACATTTTTACACCTGCCAGAACACCAACAGATGCACCAAGAATAGTCATAAGCGCAGGAGATAGCATTTTAAATATCTCTGCGTTGTCCACCTCTTTTGCCCACAGACCGACAAGTAATGCACCTACCATGGCAAGCAAGCAAAGACACAAAGTTATTGCCACCATAATGGTCACAATGAACGTCAATTTTTCTTTCATGTCGGTCATTTCTTTTCCCTTTCTATAGCATCCTTGTAAGCAATAACAATCTTATGTCTTAACTCTGCACTATCTGCACTACCCGCCCATTCTGATAAGTTATTCCATATAACAGTCATATCGGAACTTTTACACAATGTCTTATGTTTTGTAAGCCAAGCAGACATCTGTTGATGACGCTCAGTAGGGTTATGTACTGTGTAAGCTATGCCATAAAACTCACGCACACTACATAGGTCTTGTCCTGTAGATTGCAGTGAGAGGATAAGAACAAGTGCTACTAACCATCTCACGGCATCGCCCAAATTATTGTGTAACTACAAAAGACAATAAAGCAAATAAGAAAGACTGCCGCAACAAATGCTTCGGCAAAGTCTCTCATTATTGTGGAGGATTCATCATGGTGCTTAACAGACCACGAGTGTAATAAGATGGTTGCGGACTAGGTGTTGTGCCTGTTAACAAGCCACTCATTGCACTTTCTGCGGATTTTCTACGCAACAATGCTTGTAACTTATCCGCACCAAAACCTGCGGCAGCAATTGGAATTGCTATTTCTGGCTTTGTTATTGAACCTGCAAAAGCTCCACCAGCCATGATTTGACTACGTTGTGGGTTGAACTTAGCCATTAGAGTCAACAATGGGTCTAATGAACTACCTTTAACAACCGCTTTAATGGCATTCTGTTCATCTTTGCTAAACAGACTCATCTTGCTTTTGTTGGCAGCAAGAGTAATAAATCCTTGACGAATTAACTCGCTTTCAGAAGCAGTAGGATTTAATGCTTTAGTTTCTGCAATATCTAAAACATTTTGCAGTGTTGATGCACGACTTAGATTTCTAAAGTCTTTACGAGCTTCCATGATTGTTTTAACAGCGACATCAATTCCACCCGCACCAGATACCACATCTTTGGGAGACAAGGCGGCAACGTGGTCATCAATGCTATCAACCATTTCACTTGCAAGTCTACGAATGTTCTTATCTGGATTGCTTTTTAGATTATTTGCCAATCTACGCATTTGCTCAATATTATCAAAAGTAATATTTCCACGCTGAAGGATGCTTTCGTATTTATTCAGAATGTTTGCAACAGCTGCGGCATTTTCTGGAATGTAATCAACAGCGTCTAAACGAGTTTTAATTTTGTCAACAAGACTTGTGGCATTTTGACCAGATATTTCAATCCCTTGATCGCTAACCTTTGTATAAGCACGACTTGCTTTTTGTTGAACATCAGCCATCGTAGTAGTGGGTTGTTTACCTGCGGCAATACGACCCGCAACATCTCCCGTATATTTACCCACAGCACCAGAAACACCCAAAGCGGCTATTGTTGCGGCTAAATCACTACCAGTTATTTCTTTAGTTATTTCTGCAACAGGTTGTGCAGCCATAGGTGCAACAGTAGCGGCAGGTAGTTGACGAACCAAATCAGCACCAAAAATTGTTTTGGGGGCCATTGCTGCCATGCCACCTGCTGATGTCAATGCTTGCATACCAACTTGAGCCGCCCGTTCAGCACCAGTTTCAGGCTCTGGAACACCAAGTTGCGTCATTCCTTTGCTTTGCTCTTTAGATAAATAAGGAACACGATTTTCTGATCCAACAATGTTTGCGGCAACATTGGCTGCGCCACTTAAAAAGTCAGTAACAATATTTGAGGGAGAAGAAACGCCACTAACTACAGCACGAGTAGCTAAACCAAGTTGTCGTCTAAGCAAATCACCCAAACCTTGTTCTTTAGGTGCTTCTGCCATAGGTTGAGCAACAGGTTGAGCAATCGGTTCTGCCTCACCCAAACTAGCCTTAATCTTTGCTAAAGCGTCTTCTTTTGACAGGCTATCAGGCAATTCATAGGATATGCCTTTGTATTCATAAACAGTCGCCATGATGCTTACCTTTAGTCTAGTTTAATAGGGTTTTGTGCAGTACCAACCGCAGGGCCGTAGTAAGGTTCTACACCTTGTGACTTACGTCTACTATCAATGCGTTTTTGAGCATTTTCACGAGCTTTTGCAGTAGCTTTAACAAAATCATTTAGTGCTTGCAAAGTTACAGTTGTATCGTATTTGCCATATGCCGCAATAAGTTCATTAGCAAATCGCAATACGTCTTTGTCTGTTTGAACGCCTTTAGCCGCATCTGTTTTCAAGTTGGTTGCCGCTTGAACAGCACGTTCCAACTCAGCAAATCTCTGACTTTCAGGACTAGAGTTACCTGCCGCATTCTGAGCTTGATACCTTAAATTCCTTACAGGGCCAAGTTCTAATGAAATCTTTCCAGTTTTAGGATCAGGACTCAACGATGCAATAGCGGGAGCTAATGAATCCTCACGGGCTTTTAATGAATCAACCAACTCAAGTTCTTTATCCTCTTCTTTTTGTAAACCAGGCGCAAGAACTTTAGGGCCTTTAAGTGAAACCATTAATTGAGCCAAATCTTTTTTGGCTTGTATTTGCATTTGAGCAATTTGATTTGAAGAATCAATCCTCATTTGAGCAATTTGTTTAGCGGTAGCACCTGCTTGATTAGCTGCTTCAATTTTTGCATCAGCGAAAACTTTTGCTCTCTCAATTGCCGCATCAGCCGCAGTTTTAGCCGCATCAATTCGAGTTTGATTAGCTGAAGCTCTATCAGCAGAGCCTTGCAAAGTTGCCAATACTTTATCTGGTGAACCATACTTAGTTACAACACCAAGAATTTGCTCTTGTGTAGCATCAGGTGGTAATTTAGATAATTCATCACGAAGTTGTTCTTCTTGTCGGATAGACAATTGAGTCTTAGCAGTTGTTGCCAAAGATGCTTGTTCTGCGGCTTTTCTCTGTTGTGTTTGAGCCATTTCACTCTGTGCTTGACGAGCATATTGAGCCAATGCCATAGCACCTTGTTGGTCACCAACTTGCGCCAACATCTGAGCACCTTTTAGGATAGACTCAGGATTGGTTTGGTCTATCTGTTGAGCAATAGAGTTTCTAGCACTAATTAGCTTTAGTTGTGGGTCTTCTATGCCCATAGCACCACCAATGGCAGTACCAAGCCCTCTAGCACCACCATAAGTTAGTGCCGCACCACGAGCCGCAGGGTCTAGTTGAGCAAGGGTAATACCTTCTTGCAAAGCACTTCTACGTTGCTGTTCACCATACATTTCAGGGGTTAGCCCAAACAAACCCGCTACGATATTTTCTGCCATGATGATTCCTTAACCAAATAAGCTATATAAAGCATTGCCAGCGGCAGTGCCAAATGTAGGGGAAGAACCTAAACCGCTTAATAATGTTGAATAAGGGTTAGTTGTTGCCGCATTACCAGTAGCCAATCGTGTACTAAACTCAGCACCAGATAAGCCTAAACGACCCACATTAGCACCCGCTTGAGCCGCTTGTTGACCAAGAGCCGCACCCATTGTTAAGGGTTGTTGACCCAAAGCCTCAAGCCCTGTAACCTGTCCCAAAGCAGTCGTATAAGGTGCATAAGCGGCTTGTTGACCACCATAGTATTGACCCATGAGTCCCGCACCTTGATTAAATAGCCCAGAGCCAAAACCAATTCTTTGTTGCTCTAATGCTTGCTGTTGGGCTAATGTATTCATGCCAAACTGTTGACCAGCTATTCCAAGTTGCTGACCCGTACCAACCAATCCCGCACCAAACTGAACTTGTTGTTGTCCCGCTTGTTGAGCATTAGCAGCCAACTGCGCCTCTTGAGTAGCCCTAGCGTTATACAGAGCCTGTAGTTCAGGAGTAGTAGCACCTAAAGTACCACCTTGGGCTACAGATAGACCGCCACGACCTTGTTGTTGCAGTCTGTTTTGCAGATTAGCCAACTCTAACTCACGACTTGGTTGCAACAAAGCCATCTGCTGATTAAGATAGTTTTGAGCAACTTCTTGAGGAGACTGAGCAATGTACTGACTTCCAAGAGAAGTAAGCATTTTGCTTTCTGGAGACTGAGTAAGATATTGAGAAGCAATTTGTCCCAAACGAGGATCAGTTTGAGCATTTAAATAGCCTTGACCTAACGTAGCAAGACTTTCTGCGCCTCTTAACGCTGGTTTAAATTGTTCTTGCGCACTTTCAGCTTGCTGTAAACCTCTTTCAGCTAAAGCAACTAATCTATCTTGAGCATTCTTAGCTTGGGGGTCTAATGTGTAACCTGCGCTAATCAACTGACCAGTTACAGGATCAATTTTAAATTGTGAACTTCCAAATCGAGTTGTCATTCCTACGGGTCTAAACTGAGCCACCTGTTTAGCAAGCGTAGTCTCTCTGTCAATCATGGCTTGCGCACGTTGAGCCGCTTCACGAGATGTTTGTTGTTGGAGAAGACCTGCGGCAGTAGTCAAACCACCAGAGAAAAGGTTTCCAAGATTTAAAGAGCCAGTTCTGTTTAATAGACTGTTGACAAGACCAGTACCTACATTTATTCCTGCACCAGTAACTAATCCTGTTCCAATTCCACCTGTTCCAGTTCCACCAGTTGTTCCACCAGTTGTTCCACCAGTTGTTCCACCAGTTGTTCCACCAGTTGTTCCACCAGTTGTTCCTCCTGTAGTGCCACCTGTTGTGCCTCCAGTAGTACCTCCTGTAGTGCCACCTGTTGTGCCTCCAGTAGTGCCACCTGTTGTGCCACCTGTTGTGCCTCCAGTAGT